CTGGGGCGCGCGCCCACCAAAACGGATAAGAACGCCCCTGAGTTAATGATCCCAGCGACCTCCTCTCGAGCGGCTGCTTTCGGCCAATTGCGGCCCATCAATTAAAGGCGCTTTTGTCCGAAAAGCACCACTCAAAAATATCTGTAGCACGACGCGCAGGCACCGACCTCAAGGACGATGTAACCCTGTCGCATCCCGCCAGTACATGGTTTGTTCGAACTGAAAGCTAACTAGAAAGAAGGCTGAACACGACTGAGATATTGATTGGGCGACTTTTTCCAAATCGTCCATAGCCGACTCTCCCTCTGGTTCGGGCCCTTTAATTCTGATGGTACAACGCACAGCGACAGGAAAGTCGATACCCATTGTATTCTCAGCATAAATCGAGGGGTCACCGAAAGCGTCATCGGTACGTAATTTAAGTCCTGAGCTAAATTCAGCGTATAGCCCATCTTCTGTTACCTCGACTTTTCGAGCACCAGCATTCTCAAGGGCATTGCTCAATGTCAAAATTGTGAGCGTACTATCAGCTTCCAAGCACAGATCAAGACTCATCAATCCTCCCTTTTTCCCGATGAACACTTGCACCAAATTTGAATGCGATTGTCGCGACAGTGTATTTGACTAGCGGTACGAATGTCCGCTTTTGGCCGAAAGCAGCCGCTCATTACAGCTCGTCGCATATCCCTCGCCCGCTTTCCCTGCCTCGATTACTGTATATCCAAACAGCACAAAGCAAGGCACTTCCGTGGATCCCTCCGACATCGAAAACACCGACGACTGGCTCGGATGCCCGACGCCGCTCGAAACCTGCCGGCACCAGCTCGCCCTCTACGAAAATGAGTTCGAGGAGCTGAACCTGCAACTGCGCCAAGCCAGGGAACGAATATTCAAGATGGTCGAGATGCACACCGAGATCAGCAAGGAGTGCGACACTCTTCGATCACAGCTGACCGCAGCCAAGGCTGAAGCTGCCGAGGCTCACCGGCGAGCTAGCGACATCCAGATCAAAAGCAACTGGGAGCTGATGGCGAAGGACAAACACATCTCCCATCTGGCTACAGAGGTTAAAACGCTTAAAGGCGAGAATCCCTACGCGCCCTCCTTTCCCCATAAGCGGGACAACTCCTGAATGCAAGCCCCGCCCACCCGCCGAGCCAGAAAAGGTTTTGTGACGAAGTAAGCTCCAGCGGGTCTACGCTGAAAGCTCACGCGAGGAACTGGCAATGTGCGGACGACTTTCCCAGTACAGCGGCATTCACGACTTCGTGGCGGCGCTGAGCATGCCGAACGCCCTGATCAACTCAACCGGGGAGCAGCCCTTCGAGTGGTACAACGCGGCGCCGACCACGCAGCTCGCCCTCTTCCACCAGGAAGGCCAGTTCCTGCACGCCGACATGGTCCGCTGGGGATGGCGCCCGCACTGGGCCAAGGATCGCGCCGTGCCGATCAATGCTCGAGTAGAGAAAGTCGCCCACGGCCCGTTCTTCCGTGCAATCTGGCCCCACCGGGCGATCGTCGCGATCAACAACTGGTTCGAGTGGGTTGATGAAGGCGGGCCGAAGAAGCAGCCCTACCTGATCAGGCACCGAGACCAATCGCCGATCTTGTGTGCTGCTATCGGCCAATATCCGAATGAGGAGCACGACCCCGGCGAACACGATGGCTTTGTTATCATCACCGCCGACAGTGCCGGTGGAATGGTCGACATCCACGACCGGCGGCCGGTGGCATTGTCGCCGGAGTTGGCCCGGGAATGGCTGGGACCGGCCACACCGAAAGAGCGCGCCGAGCAAATGGTGCTGCACCAGGGCGAACCGACAGAGGTGTTCGAGTGGTACAAGGTTGATCGGGCCGTGGGGAACGTCCGGAATCAAGGCCCCGAACTGATCTGCCCTGTCAGCGAATAATTTCTCGCAAGTATCCCTGGCACGCCTGAAGCGCGATCAATCCCCGGTCGCCGGTGTCGGTGATGGCGATAATTCGTTGAGCATGCGCTGGGTCAAGTCGGGCTCGTACGGCTGCATGATCCACGCCGCCGGCGCTGGTGGTGGCTGGCATACCGCAGCCTTTGGCAGCGTCGGCTGTGTCGAGGAGGACTGACAGCCGCAGATCAGAAGTGGCAAGGCGATCGCGCAGGCGATCTTGGTCACGTTGGGCATCAGTCATTTTCCTGAAGTGGGTTTGCTCACTGGCCGACAGCCTCTGCTCGAGCGCCAGCCGCTTGTCATGCTCAGCCTGCTGGGCTGTGGCGGCCGCCAGGGTCATTTGGTTGAGGGTGTCGGCGTGCAGCCGAGCCTGCTCTGCCAATTGCCGCCCGTAGCGCCAGTCCTGAAACTGCCAGGCCAGCGCGGCGCCGATCAGCACCAGCGCCAGCACACCCACCGCTTTCCACGGCACGACCATCACGGCACATCCTTGAAGAAGACGTGGCCACCCAGCTTGAGGGTCTGCTTCGCCTTCGCCGCCCAGGCCGGCGCCTTGATGCTGGTTGCGTAGTAATGCGTGGCGCCGCCGGTTGGATCAGGTACCGCGCCGTCGATCACCTGGTCAGCAGCGATCCGACATTGCGCCAGCTCGCGGAACGGGATCTGCTTCACGCCGATCAGGAACTGATAGTTCGGGTCGGTCTTGTTCCAGCAGCTGAACTGGTACGGCTTCTGGCACACGCCGGCATAGCCCTCGCCCCACCACGAATTGGGCTTGCCGTCATTCACGCGGTTTCGGATCGCCCAGGCCACAGCCACTTGGCCCGCCGCTCCCTCGCCGCGAGCCTCGCCCCACAGCGTACGTGCGAGGATGTCGCGTTCTTTTTCGGTTGCAGTCATCACTTTTCTCCAGACAATAAAAAACCCGCCGGAGCGGGTCGATTTAAATATTAAATTTACTACTAAGCCGAAGCTCGATATCCAAGAAGAATTTTTTTCCTTAGATATCTAGAAACCGTAATTGATGGCACCTCCACAAGCTTGTGCATCAACGATGACAAGAGAACAGCTCCCGCAATAGTGACCACCCAAACAACTGGAGCACCAAAAGATTGATACAAAAACAACAACGACAGGTTAAGAACGAGTATGTGGTTCAGGTAAAGACTATAAGAAATCCTCCCAAGGTACCCGCCTAATTTAACAAGCACACTAGAGCTAATAGTCAGCGCAAGACAAACAATCAACGCTGAGCCGATACCTATAGCCAAATCACCAAACGCCCGAAAACCGAGATTCCACGGATTATCAAATGGGTATGCATAGAGCATCAACGCAAAAAACCAAAGAGCGACTCTTGGTAGCGATACAATTTTTAAGAACACGCCGCTTAATGAATCTTGCCGCAACGCTATAAAGGAACCAACAGCGAAGAATGTTGAATAGTGAAGCGTCTGTATCAGATCACCTTGAATGGCAGAGAGCTGTACGTTCCCAAGCATTGCCCAGCCAATCCAGACTGACATCATATAGAACCCGCACACAGCCCAGCCACCGAACCGAGAAACGAGAAGGTAAATCAATGGAAATATGATGGATATGCGCATCTCGTGCACAATAGACCAAATAGGCGGATTTACCTCCGAGGTGTTGAAATGACCGATCATAAAAAAATGAGCAACCAATAACTCTAGACTGAGCTCCGGCTTCGGAATGCCCATCCATCCTTTATTCCAGCCGACAACTCCAGAGACAGCACTGTATACAAAAAACGCCAGCGCAACTGATGCGATATATGGTGGAAATAATCTGACGATTCTAGCGACAAGATACGCATCGTATCGGTTATTCTTTATGCTTTGCCACATTCTAACAAGAGCAAAGCCGCTAAGAACAAAAAACAATATTACGGCTTGGTGACCAGACCATAGTATTTTTAACGGAGACCACTTTAGCCACGACCACAACGGTTCGACATTATATAGCCCAGCTATAGTTGTATGTGCTACAACCACAGCAAGTGCCGCGACCCCACGCAATGCATCAAGCGATTCTTCTCTAGATTTATATTGCGACAACAAAATATAGGCTCCATGTTTTCTATGGAGCTTATATCATTTCTAGAGGCCTAAAGCATCAAGAGGGCTTCACTCGGGATGCGGTAGGCTTCCTGTAATCGTCCCAGCTGGAAGAGAGTCCCACAGGCCTCATAGCCGGTGTCCATGCCGCGCCGATCTGTCCGGCCGTACCTTCGCCCCGGGCCTCGCCCCACAAGGTGCGAGCAAGGATGTCGCGGTCTTTATCGGTTGCAGTCATCACTTTTCTCCAGGCAAAAAAATACCCGCTCGGTGGCGGGTTTCGTTGATCGCATCGGATCACATCGTTTCGTTCGCGCTCAGCATTGGCGCGGCCACAATCTCCGGTTCCGGAGGTTCTGCCGGCCACACTGGAGCCTGATACCAGGTTGGCTGAACGGTGACCTTGCCCAACGCGAACTTGTACACCTTCCAAGCCTTCAGAGTAGCGAGCAACGAGGCCTGTTCGGCAATATCCTCATCAGTTGCCTCCCCCGCTTCAATCCCGAAGCCGATCGTGTCGACTCGATCCTGAATGCGGGCAATCTGCGACACAGCCATGCTGTTGCGTGCGGCCAGTTCAGCTTTTGCCAGCGCCAGCGCCTCTGCAGCCAAAACGACATCCTTCATCGCCCTGGTGACCAATTTGCTCCAATCGATATTCATTTCGTAGCCTCCACGGCGACGGCAGGATCTGCCAATGGCTGGGGCAGGCCCACAACACCGTCAGGAACACTGAGCAGCGGCTTCGGATATGCCTGCTCCGGGCTGAAATTGATCGGCAGCGGCAAGAAAATAGTCAGCGCCAGCTGGCCATCGACGCGATCGACCTGGCCCGCAAACCACTGCGAGTTGATAGCGGTCGCCGGCAACGTGTCACCGTCTGCCAGCGGCGAGAAGTCGAACACCTCACCATTGACCATCAGGGAATCGCCACTTCGGATAAGACTCAGGGTGTTGTCACTCCGTATCGGACGCAATTCAATCCTCATCAGAACCACCTCCCAATTGCAAAAATATTGAATGACACGCTGGTTGTGACCGTCGACGCCGAAGGCGAGGCCAGGAACAGGCTAAACGTGTTTCCGTTTGTGGCATCTGCCAGAGGACACCACGCTGCGCGCCCCGCCGCTGACGGATCACGCACCTGAACGAAAAGCAACGGAGCAGCGGAGAATAAAGCAGGCATATTGCCGATGATTGGACCGGCAAACCGGTTCGCTGTAACAGAAGTCCAGCCTGGGGTGAGACTCAACGACTGCACTGTAATCATCAGTCCAGAGGCGAACTTCACCCATGATCCTGCGCTGCTCGATCCAGACTCAAAGATCGCGCCTGTGGGAACACCGCCACTCTGAGAGACCGTGCCTAGAATTGCGGCGATCGCTGCACTGCCCAGCCCAAGCCCAGTGCGAGCCTCGGCGGCACTCTTACCCCCGGTGCCGCCCTGAGCGAGAGACAGAGCTGTAGTCAAACCTGACAGGGATGTGATATCGCTGTTGGCACCCAACTTGGCCGCGCCTAGGCTTGCGAGCGCTCCCCCTGATGTAGTTGCTCCGGTGCCACCCTTTTCCACCGGCAGAATTTCGTAGTTGCCGGTGCTGCCAAGCGCCTCAAGCTTTGATCCCCACTGACGATTGATGTTGTTGAAGGAGTCGGCCAGAGCCTTGGGATAGCCCTGCACCGGCATGATGGCGTAGGCGACACCGCTGGCTGTTGGCCCCTTGTAAGCCGGAATGATCGAAATCACTGTCGCGCTCGCGACGTTGCCGATCTCATAGCTGGCCCCATCGGGACCGATGAATGCGTCACCGATCCGGGAGTTCGCTGCAAAGTCTGCATTTGTGCCAATGACAGTCGTTGATCCATTGGTGACCGCGACGGTCCCACCTCTGAGCCAGGGCATGGCATTTCCTTAAATTTGGTCAATAAAAAACCCGCACTCGGCGGGCTGATGGTGTGCGGCGGGTTCACAGCGGCCGCATGGGCTTGGCCGCAAATGTGGTTCGCCCGTTCTTGGCCGTTCCGCCCTCCGAGCTCACCACGGCGCCCACGTAACCGTTGAGCGTCGAACGAACGCCCGCATGAAAGCCGCATGGCGTCTGCAGTGTGGTGTTGCCGTTGTAGATTTTTCCGCCGAGTAGCGTGGATGCTAAAAAATAGTCATCGTAAGACCCCGTCCAGGGCATCTGGCATCCGCTCCAATAGATTCCAGAAACCTCGCCGCCGCGATTATCGAGCGACCAACCTTCGTTGATCGGCAGCCCGGTCATCGCCAGAAGGTTGTCCGCGCCGACAAAGATTTGTTCGCCCGCAGCGTTGCGCAAGCGCAGGTCGTATTCGTTGGGCGGCGAAGTCGAACGGAATGTTGCGACGAGCCAGCGCCCACTGCAGTCGGAGCTATTGAACGGCGACATCAGATGCAGCCTGAAATAGAACCCCGTCCAGTTCCCTGGCCCACCCATCTGAACCAATGAGTGGTACATGCCTTGGTTGTAAGGGTTCAGGAACACATGCGGTGCTTCAGTGGTAGTTATCGGTGATGGATAAGTGATGACCGCTTGCGTGATCGTTACGGGCGCCGTCGCTGGCTTTCCGATCGTATAGGTGCCGGAAGCCGCCACGTTCAGCACTTTGTTCTCGCTATCGACCTGAAAGAAATTCTGGCCGTTGCGCGACCTGAATCCGTAGTCCATGCCCTCCTCCTATTGATAGGTCAAAATAAAAACGTTGAGCACCAGCCCCTGCCCGCGCCGAACCCTGAGCTGGCCCGGCGACCAGAACACGGCCGGCAGTGCAGCTTCCTCATTGGTTGGATTGGGCAGCGTCACGCATACAAACGACTGAGTAGTGATCTCCGGCATGTTGATGAAGCTGGTGAAGTCACTGGTGATGGGCGGCACCGTAACTTGCCTGGTTACGACTGACCGGACTGTCATCGTTGATGTGTCCAGCGTGACCATTCCAGCAGCGTTCTTCGTCCTTGCGCCGTAGTAATCCATCACGTCATCTTCCCGAGCGCGGCGCGCTCGATGTAGTTCAGGTCGTAGACGTATATGCCGTTGTTGTTCAGCAGGGTGTATCCGCTGTCAGACTGGCCGCGAAGCGTAAACGTCCCGGCCGGAATGTTGATCTCCAACAACGGCAGCCCCTGATTGTTCAGCGCCGCAGAGCGCAACGTCATGCCAAGTACCAACTCCTTGATGAAGGCTTGACTGATGATCGCCGTGTTCATGAACACCTGGCCGCCCTGGACAACGAACGGTGCAATCATCTGACCACTGACCTCATCCAGAATCGCGAAACGCTGAGCAAACGCGAGGATCTGCGACTCCTGGGTATCGCCTTCCACGCCGATCGCCAAACCTGCCATCACCGTCCGTCCACCAACAGTGGTAGATGTCTTGATGGTGGTCAGCGCAGACACCTTACCGTTGAGGCCAGAAACAGCCGTACTGGCGATCTCTGCCTTGGCCGTAGCGTCATTGGCTGTTGCCGTGAGTGTCTCGATTTTCTGAGCTGTGGCCTGCTTGTCAGTGGCAACCACTTCCTCGAGGGAGGTCAGGTTGGCGGCGTTCTTGCCTACCGCCGCATTGAGCGTGGTGTAACGAGTAGCCGAGGCCAGCTTCTCCTCTGCAATGACTTTCTCATTCGTCACGATACTTGCCGTGCTCTGGTACGCCTTCAGGGCCTCATTCATTGCCCCCGTGCCGTCGTCCTCCCGCCAGGCCGCTTGCAGCGCCTGCATCGTCGAAGCTTGCGCCGTGACTTTGCCGTCGATGGTATCGATCTGGGCGGTGTGCTTCTGGATCTGCAGCGCCATTGCATTGGAGGTTTCGGCAATCGAGCCCATGTCGTACCAGAACTCGGCATTCGGCGGAGGCGTATCAACGGGAACAGCCTTGATGGCCGAGAACAGGCGACCATCGAGTCGCACCACCTCGCCCTTCCCATACGGTTTCGCCGGGTCGTAGACCATCGCATCGGTGATTTCGCCGATCAGGTCTTCCAGTTCCTGCTTGGCCTGTTCAAGCCGTTCGTTGACCGAGCCTTCACCGTCGCCGGATATCTTGCCGATCTCTTTGAAAAGCTGCTCTCCCAAGGCTGACTCTTGAATTTTCCCGAGGAAGTACTGCTCGTACTCGGACTGGTCGATGCTCACCTGCCCGTTGACACCATTTACTGCCGGGAACCATGGCCCCACGTTGCCAATGCGATCCACCAGTCGCCCCCAGAAGAACAGACTGGTGCCTGGCACGATGTTCTGCATTTCGTGATTCGATTGCGGATAGGCGAAATCCGCCAACTTCACAGCGGTAGCCAGATCGTTGATATTGTTGTTCCAGATCTCGGTGCGCTGAGTGTCTTCCGCGCCAGGCGGAAACCCCCACTCCAGACCAATGCCGTAAACTTTGCTGATCGTTTTCAAATACGCCAATGCGGGTGGCAATCCTTGCTTACCACTGAGGTTGGTCAGAACCGAGTTGCGCCACTGCGACGAGATGTCGAACGCACTCACCGCGCGCACCCGGGCCACGTAGGCGCCAGCGTAAATGCCGACCACGTCCACGTTGGTCATGCCGGTGCGTTGCAGCTTGATCCAGTTGCCGCTGTCCTTGCGCCACTCCACGTCATAACCGACTGCGCCGTCCACGGCGGGCCAACTGATCGTCATGGTGGCCACGGCCAAGCCCTGGACCACCGAAGACGTCGACGCGAGAGACACGCTCGCCGGCGCCGGTACGACGGTGATCGGAATCACACTGATTGGCCGCTCTTCAAGGCGAGCGCCGGTGTCGATGTGAGCGAACTTGCTCGGCTCGAACTGGAGCGCGCTGATTTCATAGTCACCTTCGGTGGTGCGTTTGGTGCGCAGCACGCGGTATAGCGGGATCGCCAAATCATCGGCGTCGAGCGCCCATTGCAGTTGCGCGACCGGTGGCTCGCTATATGCGACAGTCACTGTCACGGCGCGGCCATTGACGCTCTGCACGGTGCGGCCCTCGGCGCGGCCGCCAGGTAGGTTGATGATCAACCGATCACCTGCCTTGGCCTGGGTATCACGATCGAGCGTGATCACCCGCCCCGCCACCGCCGAGATCCGGCCGCCGACTTCGCGGCCCGCGAGCAAAGAATCCGCCACCGGGATGATGTGGCCCGGCAGCGGGATCACACCCTCCATGCCGGTCTTGAACGACACGGTGCGGTCTTGGTTGTTGCTCAAGATCGCCCACTTGCCACGGCGTTGAGCCTCGGAGGCGCGGGTGCAGCCAATGGCGCTCAGCTCTGTCGGGCGGTCGCCGTAGCGACGCTGCAGATCCAGGTCAGCGAACGGAATGACGTCGGTGTCGTAGTTGTTCGCCGGGTTGTCGTAGCTGACCAGTGCCCGGGTGTAACGGGTCTTCGCCGAGGCGCTGCCGTACGAAAATTTGCCGTCGATGACGTTGGCCCGGGTGAACACGTAGTCGAAGTCCTGCGCGCGTGGCATGTCGGCCTGCATCACCAGTTGGCCCTGAGCCCAGTACGTCATGCCCCGGTAACTGCCGGTGATATCGCGCAGCAAAGACCAGGCATCGGCCTTGCCCTGCAAATTCAGGTCATAAAGGAATCGTGGCTCGGTACCACCCAAACCGTTCGTCACTAACTGGTCGCAATACTGGGCAATTCGGTAGAGCTCCCATTTATCGACCATCCACGGCTTGATGCGCTTGCCCAAGCCAAACATATCGTTTGTGCAGATGCCGTAAGTGATCCACGCAGGGTTATTGGTCCAGGCCGACTTCATTGAACCGTCCCACGTCCCGGTATAGGTGCGCTGGATCGGGTCGTAGTTGCTCGGCACCATCCAGCGGCGGGCCTTGCACTTAACTGTCACCGCCGGGATGTTGGTGAACTGCTCGGCGTCGAATTCGATGTAGAGCAGCGCAGTGTTCGGGTAGCGCAGCTTGGCATCGATCACTTCCGTGTAGCCGGCCACCAGCATCGTATCGGCAACCTTGTTGCTGTTCTGGTTCGGCGTCAGGCGGCGCACGCGGATCTGCCAGCCCGTGGTGGCGGTCGGCAGGTCGACACGCCGCGAGCGCTCGTAGCGTGTGGTGGTCTTGCCGTCGACAGCATCCACCAGCACCTGCTGATAGGCCCCGCCGTCGGTGGCCACGTCGATGGCGTACTCGATACGGTAGCCGCCGACATTGCCTTCATCATCGGACCGTTGCAGCGCCGGCCACGCCAGGCGCATGCGCACCGCCGACAACTGGGTGTTGCTGATCGAGCGCACCCACGGCGCATCACTGCGCAACTCGATGTTCAGCGAGGTTTCATTCTCCACCGACGGGATGCCCGGGATATAGGTCTGATCTACCGAGCCCGGGCGCCAGTCCCACTTCACGTTCGGGAAGTTGTAGTTGCCGCTGGCATCGCGGATCGGCGTGTTGTCCAGGTAGATGTCGTAGTCGGTCGGAATGCCGTCGAACTCCCCCTCTCCCACGGCGATCAGCAGTTTTGCAAGGTTGGTCGAGCGCAGGCTGTCGCTGGCTTCGACCGGCGACTTCGGCTTGCTGCTGCCGCCCTTCTCTCCGTAGATCTCGATCTGTTCCGCTGCGCCCATGCTTTCCTCCAGGCGAAAAAAAGCCCGCTCAATGGCGGGCATCTGGTTGTTGCTGGTGCGCTATGCAGCGTCGAGCCCTAAAGTGAGCTGCAGCTGATCACGCCAATACTCAACATCATGAACAAGTCCAGGCTTCTTCCACCGAAATTTGGCGAGCTCCTTTCCGCTAAGGCTTGCAACGGCTTGCGCTTCACCCAGCCTTTTGCACGCTCGATCAAACTGCTGTTTTTCATTCAGCTCGCCTCGTAACAATGCATCGATATGCAGGTCGCACCACACCGCAAAGTCATCGTTCAACCAACGAGCGAAAGCGACGGCAAGTTTGGGGTGCAACCAAGTACCCGCCATCCCTCTGACCCTAGATGTCTCCACCAATTTGAAGTCCGAATTACGGACATCAAAACCAAGGTGTCGCGACAGTGCCGCCATGTAGTTTTTCGTACTGGTGAGTTCGAGCCATTTAACGGGCTTTTTACCGTATCGCTTCGCCACATCAGTGGCATTAATCCAGCCCTCGCTATTAAAGCGGACAGCCTGACCTTCGTAGTGAAATGGGATGACGTTGTTCATGGTGAGCTCCTTCCGCCTGGGAAGTTGTGCAGGCAGGGGCGTAGGCGGAGCGAAACCGACCCTTTTCGGTAGCGAACCTAGCCTGCACGGGTATCCCCTTAGGGATTCTTGGGCACAAAAAAGCCCCGGTGCGCAGAAGCGCTTCCGAGGCTTATTTACTGCCCGGATGACCTGTCGATCATTTCCGGTTCAGGGTGTCGGTTTCCCGACTATTTTCTGTCTCGGCGCTGGTGAGAATTTTCGATCTCAAACGCCAATAACTGTATTTCTGGAACGTATAAGGTTTGTGTGAGTCGGGCGGCGACAGGTCCGAACAACTTCGGGGGCGCGTATTTCGGACACAAAAAAAGCGCTCAAGGCGCTTTAGATACTTCTGTCACATCATGGCGAAATGGTGCCATTTTTCCCTACTTTTTGTCAAAGCCCCCACCGAGCGCTTTTCAGCAGGCACAAAAAAAGCGCCTTTAGGCGCCCTACTTACTAAAATGTCCACACTGCCTGAAAAGTACCGACAATGGGTCAACTTGTCAATGGATCACACTTTGTCTTCGGCCAGAATCGAGGCCGAGATGATCATCCCACCCCACCGGCGTTCGCCGATGCAGATCGGTACCGGGTTGCCGCTGGCCGTAGTGTTCTTGGCGCTGCCGAAGGCGTAGGACGGTGCGTTTTCGGGGGAGGCGCTCTGCTTCAAACCCTTAGCTTGAGGGCTGAGCATCTGAATGACGCCACCAGCTACCAGTCCAGCGCCCAATTGCACGGCCCAGGGCTGGCCAAAGTACGAGCCGGCAACTACCAGAACCGCACCAATAATTGTTTGAAGAACGCCTGCCCGCTTGCTGCCAGAAATGACCGGGACGATGCGAATCTCTTGGGTTCCACCGAGGCCGAAATCTTTTTCAGCTACGTTTTTCCTATTCCTGAAAATCGCGAAACGCATCCCCTTTCGTTCAAGATCCTTGATCGCTGCCTCAAATCCTTCCAGTGTGCACTTGAGTGCCTTGAAGGCCTCGCCCACGGATCTGCTGCCAAGCTCACGATAGTGAACACGGCCGAACAGCTTGATGAGCGGGCCAGAAAGAAGAATGGTGGTCATGGCTGGGTTATTACTGAGCGTGGCTGCCAAGGCTTTTTCTCCGGACATAAAAACCGCCCGAAGGCGGCTTCTGTCATTGCATGGTGGGTGATAAGTCCATGCTCATTGCTGAGTCTATGGATATCCTGAATTTCTTGGTGATTCCTGCTTTGATGTTCGCTTCCCTTTCTTTCAGGCCGCTTCCGCAGGATGAAGCAGATAAAATGTGCTCACCTGGAGCAACGCGGAATTTCGCGGTCTCGCCTGAGGCGATTTCTGCTGCCCGGCGACCGTCGATGCTCACCGTCGTATTGCAGCCGCTGCCAACAAAGCCCGTATCCCGGGTGACAATGAGTATCGAATCACCATGCGCCGGGGTTTGAAACGCAAACAATCTTGACGATGGGACCGGGTCGGCTTCACTGGACGGAACTGGCGACGTCGCACACCCCGCCAACAGCGCTACCGCCAGCGCTCCTACGATCAATTTCATGCAGGTCACTCCTTTGGGAAAGGATGCACGATATCACCGGGACAGACGGCAATGAAAAAAACTGGCGCAGGGTTGGATGGTGCAGTCAAACATGACTCAATTATTTTAACTTACGACTCTTTGACTGGATAACCACCTCAACTTACTAGGGGTCCAAGCAATAGGCTCTCCGACACCATATCGGCTGTAAAAAACATCAGCTGTGTTTAGTCATTGATTTGTCGCCCCTCCCCAACAAAAGTTGCATCTATTATGTACTGGTACAACTCCTTAGGAATTTCGAGTTGAAACGCTGACTGATAAAGCTTTTTATTATATTGGTAGTTTTCCTGCGCCTTCCCAGCGGTCAAAACTTTAGGACTTTGCCAGTGTTCGGGATTACTATACCCCCGCTTCTCAGCATTTCTTCCAATACTAGCCTTCAGATGTCCAAGTTGCATCGCATCGCCAAAATTTTTAAAATCTGCCTTATGCCCCTGAGAAATAGAATCATCGATTGACTTAAAGTACAGGTCGCGCATTTGCTTCCTTATTACATCTTTTTCCGTCGGATTATTTACACTGGGCTCCGGCGAATCGGCAATAGAAACAGCAATAACCTCAGGCACTATCATCCCGCCATTATAACTTACTCTTAAGCCAAAATCCTTGAACAGACTTTCCGTATCCCTTTTGAGCGCATACAGACCACTACCAGAGTCATTAAAATCCAAAATAACGATGGTGTCGAACAACCTTTGTGGGTCTTTCAGTACCTTACGCTTCAGGTATTCAACAAACTGTGGTTGGGGCGCCACTAGCTTGAAATGAAAGCTTTGGCCTACATCTTTAATTACCTTATCACCCTTATCAAGTTTGCTAGCCGCTGTTAAAACAGAGACCCGATACGGTTCCACACCGCTTACATCGACACTTACAACATTACAATTCAATCTCAGCAGTGCCCATTTTAGGATTTTTGGCGAGGCACCGGGGACTATAAACTTACTAGTTGGGTATTTTACCCTCAGGAGATTTGCCAGCTCGTACGCTTCCCTGAAATAACTAAATGTCGCAATTCTAAATCCCGCCCCTAAAGCTGCCTTTTGCCCTTTATCAAGATCACCATCTTCTAGGTGTATCCACGCAGTTCCAGAATCGAGCTGAACTGGAAACTTCTTAAGTCTAGGGATTAATTTAGCCAAGCGAAACTCTGAGCGCGTCACATTATAAATTATGTATCTCATAGATCACACTCCATGTTAACCCTACCGAGACCGCCAACAAAACCAATCATCACAATTGAAAGCCAAAAGACTTTTCGAATAAAACCACATTGCGCTGCCAAATTATTTACTGCTACTTCTAAGTTCTAGCCAATCACCTTGACATCTCCACTGCTGACTAGCTTAGTCGGTCCTTGTTGAGGTTCAAGGCCAACGTTTCAATTAGATTCAGCTGCGAGCCATTGAATTGTTAGCACAAGGAGCCAGTTACTGCCGACTTCATGGTCATAGCGGTTCCCGACACGAAACTCTATGGGTACGCACACCCATAGCCCTGTCGGATAACATCGCTAATTCGTTTGGCTGTGCCTGAGGACCAGGCGCGTGCGATCGAGCCACGGCCCACCGAAAACAGAAACCTCCGATGGCCTGCCGTACAGGTGGTGCAGCAGAAACGGCCCGGGGCCGAAAGTCCCGGCGTCCTCGCCGGGCAACGCCGGATCGGTGCCGAGAAAGATCCCGGCATGGTTCGGATAAACCGTCCGCCCCACTTCCATCACGATCATGTCGCCGCGCTGTGGCTGGTCTACCCGATAGAACCCGGCGGCCTCGTAGTTTGCCTCGTACAGGCTGGTATTGTTCTTGCTCTCCCACCAGCCGTCGGCGCGCTTGAAGGCTTCGAACTCCAGCCCCCACTCGCGTTTGTACCAGTCTGCGCAGACCTGCCAGCAGTCCCAGGCGCCGTGCACGAATGGCCGCTTGAGCAGCGGCACCTCGCCGGACGGTATGACCGTTCGAAGATCGCCTTCGGGCCAGCTGAGAATGTGCCACGGCATGGCCGTCGCCTCGCACATTGCGAGGTCGCGCGGCGACGGCCTGCTGGTCGCGTCCGGATGCGAATGCACCACGCCGATCACTTCGCCGACGTCTTCGGCTGCCGCGTATTCCTCTGGGTCGATTCGAAACTCCTCGTTCGGCTCGGTAGAGATGTTGCGGCAAGGGTAGTACTGCTGTTTTCGACCCACGGCCAGCAGCAGCCCGCAGCACTCTTTCGGGTACTCGGCCGCCGCGTGAGCTTGGATCGCGCTCAAGATATGTTTGCGCATGTCAGCTCCGTGCGATCAGTGAAACGGCGGGGAAGCCACCGAACGGCAGCGGGTTCCCCTCACCGAATCGAGGAATGCAGCCCCTGCCCAGTGTGGCGTCGCACTCGTCCAGCTCGGGGTTATCGGTGACGACGCCATCCTTGGTCACGTACGGGCCGGTGTAGCCGCAGTTCGGCCCGCGGTAGCCTCCGGTGAGGCACCAGTGGCACAGCGTCGTAGCCTGCCGGCCGATGGACTCATTGCCAACGTCGCCCGGGCTCGCAAGCTCCCAACTGACATTCTCCCCGTCCTCGTTAGTTTTCTGGTCGATGTACCAGACCTCGATTGTCTCTTGGGTTGGGTCTGCCGTCGGGTTGCCCGCCGGGAAGTTCGCCGCGTCCAGGTACGTGCCCAGCGTGTGACGCATCGTCAGCTTGAACTCGAGCAGATCCTCGAACGCCAGACAGAGCGCAGTGATGCGCCCATTGACGTTGCCGACCGAAAGCGTCGGCCGTACCGCAGTTCCGTCACCGTTCGCCTCGATGCCTTCAATCTGCATCGGCCAGGCGCTGTACTCGTTGCCCTGCCAGTAGATGGCTTTCGCCGGCAGTTGGTCGGCATTGTCGCCGGCGGCGATCAGTTCGGCCGCCATGTGCGGAATTGCGTGTCCATGGAAGCGCAGCACGTCCGCACCATAGTCCGTGCCGTCCAATTCAAAGAGCAGCACTTCGCTGCCAGGCTCAAGCACCTGGATATCACCGATCAGCGGCATGATTGCCCCTTATGGTTTGAATGACCGCTCGAACGTGGCGGTGAGTTTGAAAACGCCGCCGCCCATTGGTGTGGGAGCGGGATTTTTGCAGGTGAACAGCCCGAGTTCGCCGAGCGGCGTTGTCCAGAGAAACGCCTTTGCCCCGGCGTGCCGGTCAAGGAACGCCATGATCTGCTGCACCTTAGCCTCGTGGCCGACGCAGGTGACTGGGTAGGAGTCCTCTTTGTTGTTCGGGCCGTCACCGACGTTCTGCGCGTAGCCGTTACCGAACTTCGAGGTGCGCACCCGATAAGTGATATCGGGTGTTTCCCCGCGCTCGGTCGGCCAGGTGAATTTCTCGATGGCCATCAGCCCCTCCCATTTGTCAGGCGCCAGATTGATCCGCCCGGCTGTAGTGCCCTAGCAATCGCGGTTTCCGCTTCGGTTTTTGCAGCCTGCTGGATGGTCTTGCCAAGCTGGTTGGTCGTCTCTTGCGAAACGCCAGCTCCGTCGCTCCCGGTCGTCTGCACCGAGACCGCAACCGGAAAGTTGTACGTGTTGCCGCCACCGCCGGACATAGCTGCGAGTGCTGGCCCGCCGCCGGTGGTCAACGGGGTGACGCTCCCTCCGTTGGCACCGGTCATCAGGAATGACCGGCCGCCCTCGTTGTAGAGCTCAGGCCCCAGTTCGTTGACTTCGTACAGGGAGTTCGGCGCAACAGGTCCGCCAGCAGCTCGGAAGCCGGCAAACGAAACAGAGCCGGCACTCGCGTCAAACTGGCTGGCAAAACTGCTGGCACCCGCTTGAGTTGCGCCAGAGGTTGCTGCGCCTGTAGCGCCGCTCCCACCAGTAAAATAGCTGGTTGCAGCTCCGACGAGGCTGCCGAGAAGCGCGGAGCTGGCCTGCCGGGTCGCGATCCTCGCCATATCTGCCAGGATCGATTTAGTGAAGTCAGCAAACGACAACTTCCCAGTAATGGCGAAGTTGACGATCGAGTCTTCCATCGAGCTGAAGGCGTTGCCGAACAGGGTTTTCGTCTGGCCGGCAATGTTGCTCGCCGAGTCCAGATAGTTGGCCCAGGCTGATGTCGCACCCTTTGTCCAATCCCTCTGCGCCGCTTCGACGTCGGCATAGTTCTGCCGGATCTGGTCGGTCGCTGCTTTGTTGGCATCTGCCAGCGCCTGCGACTTCTGCTTGAACTCTTCCGGGTCCATGTTTCTGGATGGATCGGAGCGCTGGTTTTCCAGCTCCAGAGACTGCTGCGCAAACCGGTCTTGCTGGCTGTTCAGCTCATTGCTGAGCGCGTTTTGCCGATCACCTTGGCCTACGCCATTGACGGCACGCTGCCCGGCAAGCGCGAGCGCCTTCTGCTGCTGCCCGAGAGCGGCAACGTACTGGCTGATCGCGTACGTCTGTTTGTCCAGACGCCCCTGCTCGGCGGTGCCCAGCACCTGCTGCTGGCTGTCGGCATCCTTCTGGGCCTTGACCATCGCCGTACGAGCATCGGCAATCTTCTGGTCCAGCTGGATGCGCTGAGCTGCCGTGGTGCTGGACTTGTTCTTCACCGCCTCCAACGCCGCAATCTCGGCCTCGTAGGCGGCCGTGATCTCATCTCGTTCATTGCCGATCAGGCCGTCCCGCTTTTGGGCGTAATCAGCCTGGGAGATGAGCCCAGCCTTCTGCGCGGCATCCAGTTGCTTCTGGGCGTTGCTGTATTCAGCCACAATTGCGGTGAGCTGGTTTTTGGCATCGTTGAAGCTGGTTAGGTCGACATTTGAGCCTGCCTTCTTGGGTTCCTTGAACTTGTCGTTGATCGCCTGAAGGGATACCGCATATTCGCGATTGATCCGATCAGCATCGACGTTGTTGCCGCCTAATGCCTTGGCTCTATTGCGATCAAGCTCTGCTATTTCGAGCTTTTGCTTCTGCTCCTTGTCGAGGCCTGCCAAGTAGCTGGAGTGCAGCGACTTACCAGCCTCTATCGCATCGTCTTCAGCCTTTCTTCGATCACCTTCGGCTTTGGCGTTCGCCTCGACTTCAGCCTTCTGCCTTTTCAGCGCGGCAATCTGTTCTTCGATGAACTTGGTGGAGCTGCTTCCGCTACCGAGGTCATCCGGGAATAGATTTGCCAAGAAGCCCGTTTTTCGGTCATCGAGGATTTTTTGATAGTTAGCAATCTGGGCGTCGAATGACTGGGTTCGACCAACATCAAGCGTGGCATCCAGCGCTTCAGAAGCCGCAGACTCAACGGCCTTCCAGCCTTTTTCGATCAGGCCAAGGTTCTGAGTTATCTCCCCGGCCCGCGACTTCACAACATCTGCGTAGGTGTCGGTGAGGAGCTTGACTGCGCCAACCTCATCGCCCTGCTCTTTGAGCGCCACGATCTGCGAATACACGGACGCCGTTAGGAAGTGGTACTGATCATTGAGCGACTTCGCTGCTTCAACCGGGTCATCGGCGATTTTCACGAACTCAGCAACGGTCGTATCAATGGACTTACCGGTTGCCTTCTCCATGGAAAGAGCAGCTTCAGCAATTTCAATAAAA